TTCCAGATACGCTGACTATAGTCTACGAATAGAAAGTAGTCACGAACAGGAACCATATAAGGACCATAGCTCCCAATTAGTTTACGAATTAGCCACATGCGGAGTTTAACGAGCATTCTTATCTCCGATGCTAATAGATTCCTTAATCTTCTCAGTTAGCACTTTGCTAATTAGTTCAGGAGTAATCGCAGCCATGATAGAAGCCCCATGCATTAGCATGTATTCCTTCACAGCTGCATCCCCTATCTGTTGTAGAACATAGTTCAATAGCTTATCAGCACGGTCGTTTGCTGCTAAATCCATCTTAGTAATGAGTGCAGTCACAACTATATCTCCTGGTTCTGTTCCTTGATAGACTTTAATTGTCATATGTAGTGCCGGGTGCGGGAATCGAACCCGCATGGTATTGCTACCGACGGATTTTAAGTCCGTTGTGTCTGCCAGTTTCACCAACCCGGCTTCCTTCTATTCACCGATGTTTGTTATCACTGCACAATATCGTGGATTATCCACATATAGTCTAATATTAGTTGTGATGTAATATTCAAACTCTACATCACTCATATGACTTGTTTCATCAATTATCTTCTGCTCATTCACTAAAGCTATAGAAGACATGCCAATAGTAGTTACTAGGACATTTTTGATGAAATCACGTCTATTCATCTGTTACGTTTCCTAGCTTCCTTCTGTGCTTTATTCTTTTTATCTCGTTTCTTACGAGATTTAATTAGTGTCTCAGTATCATGCCATCGGCCTTTGCCATGACCGGATGGGTTATGTTGTTTCTGTTGATTCATTCGTTACAGGCGATAGCCTTATTCGCCCACATGATTGCTTCTTCTAACTTAGTGATAGCAGTAGACTGCTCTCGACTAGAAGGGGTATCGTTAATGATTTGAATGGCTAACTGCTTAGCCATATCTCTCAGTCGAACGTATCTCTCCTGCTGATTGCCGACGGGTGCATGATACGTGAAACTGTTCTCGATAACTGCTTTTGTAATCATTGCTTGACTCCTTGTTTTCCAGCCATAAACTTCTTGAGTTCTTCCACTTGATTTTCTGGCATTGTGTAGAGAATATTGTTCCCAATACTAGAAGTTGTAATCATGCCCGAGGCATCGAATGCCTGCATCATGTTGTCAAATTCTTCGCTATTATCATAGTGCATCCACATCTTCTTCATGAGAACGATTCGGGTTACGGTATGTGGTTCTCTGTTGAGAAGCTCCATGATAACTAATGACTTCAGTAAGGCAGCATTAGACATGCCATGCTTACCCATAGTAGTTCGGCGAACGTTACCAAGTAGTTTCTCACACTCAGTAATAGCCTGTTCCATTGCTTCCATAGTGATGACTAGTTTGGGATGTTGGGCTAATGATAGCAGCATAGCTACCTTCAGCACGGAGTCCCCAAATCTATTCAGTGTGCCAGTTTCATCCTTAGTCTCTTGAATCTTCATTGCCTCCTTGAAGGCATCATACCAGTCATCATATAGTGCTCCTACAGGATTGAACCAGATTTCCCTACCATGCTTAATCCTTCTGATAGAGAATTCATCTGTCTTTTCAATCTGAGCGAATGGAGCAAATGCACCCTTAAGTCCTGATAACTCCTTCAGATATTCAGATGATGCTGTGTAGTCTACCTTCTTCTCTAATGGATACACTAAAGAGTTAGATGTCTGTCCTTCACGTTCGTAGATAATGAATGTGCGAGCGAAGTAACCACCTTGTATGGCACTACGTGTGAAGAAATCTTCAGACATAGCTTCATTAGTGGCTGTGAGCATTGTGATGGTGGGGTCTTTCAACTCGAAAGTTTCCATCTTCAGTAGTGACTTCCACTCACCTACGTTATACTGCCGGTCATACAGGTCAGTGAGAATCTTCGTAGCTACCTTATCATCGACAATAGAACTACTCAGTTCCGAGGATGCAATAAACGCAACCGACTTAGTTTGAACCTTTCCACCTGGTTGTGTATATGCAGTTCCCATTTCTTTCAGGATGCCCTGAATAGAACTACGCCCACCGATGATACGGGTAGTATTAACTGGCCTCACTAACTGTTTTGCCATGCTGATAGGCGGACCTTTCTTCATCCCGCTTTCAGCGTGGAGCATCACGTAAATATTCGGATACAAGTTGTAAATCTGTCTATCGAGCCATACTTGGTCCTTCATTACGGCTGATATAGCAGCTATCGCTGACCAATACCAGAAAGACCTAGGAGATTCAAGCTCTCTATGCTGATTTACTAGGTCCTGAAGCCAGTCCATCTACAATCTTCCTAATCTTTGTGCCCACTGCCATAGCTTCCAGGTCCTCATAGTTAATGTATTGATGTTGTAGTATTCTCCACAGTGCCTTCACTTCATAGTCGTAAAATGCGAAGGCTGACGGAGCATAGTTGGGGTCTAGTTTAAGTCTATCATTCATGTAGTTTCCTTTCTACAGTATGATGGTAAATCAGATTGTCCATGTGCGTATCTGGTGGTAGTGTATCCGCGAGGAATGCTTCAGTAATGTTGCGTGGAGGCATCTTAGGAATTATAATTGGTTCAGGAATAATTGCAATATCCTTGAACTTCTTTAAGTCCTTATAGTTATGACCCATTTCAACTTCACAGGGTATAACTAAATCTCTACGTTTAATTGAACAGTTAGCAAATGAGATAGGGCGTTCCATCTCCTGCTTGATAATGGGAATCCATTCGGTCTTCTTACTTACAGGAATGCTGAATAAGAGAGCATCGTGCGACTCCATTACAATCTTGATTGTAGGAATCTTAGCACGGATTCGTAATGCGGCAGCCTTAGTGTTATCTGATACTGTGCGCTGTGGAATGTAACTAAACGCTTGGCGATTCATTTCTTCGCCCCAACGTTCAAAGAACATTCTTCGTCCACCTACAGGAGAATCAATACCATACGGTAATGCTGCGATGAGTGTTCTAGACTTTTTGAGACACTCTACGACACCGTTTTGAAATACTTGCTGAATTTTGGGCTGCTTACTATGGAAGATAATAAGAGCCTTCTCGGCAATAGCTTCAGTAATTTGGATAGGAATCTTATACTTCCTGGCATCAGTGTTAACGCTAATTGCCGCTCTCCGTTTGCCAGCGCCCAAGTGGCCGGCGTGTCTAAGAGTTTTTCCAGCAAATCTAATAGGCGATTCATAGCCCAAGACTTTCTTTGAGTAGTCTGCCTCAGTGCCACCGAAAAACCATGAGGCCGTGAGAGCGTGATAATCAATCTCATCTACTAACCTTAATGCTTCTTCATCATCAGCTAATAGCCATACAACTCTAGCCTCAGCTTGTGATGAGTCAGCTTGAACAAATACTTCTTCTTCCTCAACAACTCGTATAGAGTTATCAGGTCCAAATTCCACATGGATATTATCGGGGACATACATAGACCTAATGTCTGCACCAATATCACCATGTTTAGTCATGGTCTGGAATGCGATGCCTAAGACTTTATTCTTCTTTTTCCCATTCTCATCAACTACTTCTACTGTTGGTCTGATTGGTGGGTCTTGCTGTCCAGTTGAAGTTCTACCTGTATCCAAGCATGGGAAATATGTAGTTCGCATCCTTCCGTCGTAATCGGGAAGTGCCATGAGATATGTTGAGATGCTTTTCCTGACGCGTCTACCTTCAAGAATGAGTTCACAGACTCTGCGATGTTCTGGTTTTTTAATAGCTGACTGACTATTAAGTAAAGCAGTAATTTCTTCTTCCCCTGTTCCGGCTCTAACAGGTAACTTGAAGTTCTCAAATAGTAAGAGACTAATCTGTTTAGGACTGTTAACGTTAACTTCTGTGCCCACAAGTTGAAATAGCTCATACCGAACCTTCTCATCCCATTCAACATATTTCCTTAGTAACCTATCCCTCTCATCAGGGTCAACTCTAAATCCCTGAGTCTCGATTGAAGAATAGAGTCTAGGGAGTCGCATGAGGAAATTTTGGAAGAATTGTCGCTGTCCAATTTCATCGAGGTCAGCGTCCATATTCTCGTCAATTTCAAAGGTAACACATGCGTCTCTGGCACATCCCATGAGTAGGTCGGTGATAGAACCTTCATACATTCCTTCGTTCTTGTAGAAGGGTTCTTCAGTATAGAGGCTGGTATTAAAACCGAGTCCCTTTGGTAGTTCGGGATTGATTGCCATTGCCTTGAGCATTGTATCAGAAATGAGTTTTCTAATAATGAACCCAAGGCGACGTAGTTTATCACTATCATAGTTGAAGTTCTGTCCTATGATGTCGTGGCTAAATAGAATCTGCGCAAGCAGAATCCACATCTGAACTAAATCGGATGTAGGTATGTTACTGATACCTCCCTCATTCCAGAGAGGCACCGTCATACCATGCTGCTTATTGAATGCGAGGCCCACACAAACAGGTATGCAGGTTCCATTAGCTTCGATATCAACACTTAGTTTTCTTAAGTGCTTATATCGGGCATAGAACTGAGACAACTCATAGGAGTTATGAGCTATCTGTAATGTTCGTTGTGGGAGCCTGAAGTCGGGGAAGGATGATTGCGTCTTAACTCGTTTAATGTCGAAGATGATAATCTGTCTGTTCCAGTATCCCTTAAATTCCACATCTGTCGCTTGCCACGAGAGATGGTCGGGATTATACGTTGGAACAAATTTACGCCCCATGCCGTTAAGAATAGAGCCGCGATAGCTAGTAATATCAGTTTTACCAGTGAATGCCCATAGACTAGTCTTACCAAGACCGAGAATACAATTAGGCTTGATAGCGTTAATCTCATTTTGTAGGTCCGTTAGTTGTTGTTGCATGTCGATACCTGCTGCTTTAGCACGAACAGCAAAGGGTATCTTTTTCTTGCCCACGTTAGGGGGAACATGGTATTTAGAAACAGCAGACATCCAACATTCATTAGGATTAATACCTGATTCCTGTAGGAGTCTTTTGAGTTCGCCTGACTTAGAGAATAATTTGCCAGCTTGATTGTCCTCATACGTAGGACATTCACCTAGCACCATAATCTTGGCCCCTAAAGGACCATAACCAGGTATGTATTTCTTTTCGTCGCTCATGATACTTTAGCAAACTCAATGACACACATCAGACAGATAATCTTACCTGTCTCTTTATGCTTAAGGATAAGTCTGTCCTGTGGAATTTCTTCCTCGCATAGAGCACAGGTATCTAATGCGTGGGCAGCACGCTTCTCAAACAAGCTTTCGTCAGTTGTATTATGCTGTCTTGCTGGCATAGATTTGTTCCAGTTTTTCTTCTTGCGCCTGAGTCCAAGACCAACCGTTAGCTAGTCGAATCTCCATATCACTAATGAATTTCAGTTCCCAAGGATTAAGGTCATCAGATGCCTCATCAAGAATAGTGTTAATCCAATGATTAATAACGTCTCTATCCTGTGGTTGCCAGAGTTTAGACATTACTTTACCCTCTTGAGAGCATCTTGGCGAGTCTCAACTTCAACAAGTTTTGGATTGATATGGAGTGCGTGGGCTAATCGTAGATTTTCACTGACTAACCCTATGGAAACTTCAAAATGTGCGGCAGTCTTTTCAATAGTCCATTTGGCAGACCTAGAGCGCATGGCAAGATGGTATATCTCCATCACCATAGCGCGTCCGTGCCAAGTAGTTTCTTGTTGATACCGTTCTAAAAAGGTCATCGTTCGTCCGAGCGCGATAGAACTTTATAGAATGTATCATCCCTTTCAAATAGTGTTTTTAAGTGAGGTATAATGCGCTGTAGCTCCAGGTCTATAATCTGATGATAAGACATACCACTACTTACAGGAGAAGGTGGTATGAATATCTTCTTCTTGCCTGGAACCCAAAGTAGCTGGTCCACGTCTATTTCTTTGACGTGTAAACCAGCTACTCCGAGAGCTATTAGGTTTAGGAAATGTCTCCTAGTTACCTGGTGCCTTGTCATTTATAATGACCTTAATTTTGATGGCACGATACCCCTTATCCTGCACTTCCACAGGGGTAAACTCCACCTTCATGCCAACTTTAAGGTCAGTAAATTTCAAGGTGTCTTGACGTAGTGAGGTCCAGTGGAAAAAGATGCGCGTAAACTTGATGTCTTTGGATGTAATGAAACCCCACCCATCTTCATCAACTTTGATAATCTTACCTATTACGCGCTTATCTTCCTTACGTGGTTCGGCGCTATCAGCAGGGTCTGGAGCCTTATCTCCATTACCACCAAGTAGCGTTTCAAACAGTTTCACCATTGTCATCTTGCTCCGTTCACGTCAATCAGTCGAATTAGTTAGTATGTCGCCAGCATACTCGTTAGCAAAACTGGGCAATTACTTCTTCCCAGCCCATTTCTTCTTCATGGTCTGAGAAAACTTATCACGACGTTCTTTGGTCCATTTAGCCCCAGACTTTTTCTTCTTAGCCTTGACAGGCAATAGACCATTAAGGACTGTTGACAGTCCAATACCAATAAGAACTTGTTCCTGTGCTCTAGTGAGTTTCATAGTTATACCTCATGCCGACGCTTACGCGCCTGCTTAATAGCCTTCTCTTTGAAGGCATTAAATTTCAGAGTGTTGGTTTCCTTCCATCCCCACCACACACTAACATTCTTATGTCGTGCGTTGAGAATGCACATTGCAACGTAGATAGCTGTTTCTCCAATACCCTTAGAACGCGCGAGGGATAATGGGTCCGTCTTAAATAGCTTATTAACTGTCGTAATGTCAAGACGCTTGAGAACCTTCTGTAAGCGATATGCTGCGAGGAAATTAGCACATCCCAAATCCTCAATCATCTGACGTCGAGTAAATGACAGTTCTTCGCTGATATCCAAGACTAGTTCATCCAGTTTGTCAGCGAAGGTCTTACCGATGGTAGTTTCAATAGTCTTACGGTTAATCACTATCAGTCTCCATATTAGAGCGGCCCCCTACCAAGGTTGCCGTAGCGGTTATGGTAGGGGACCTATCACTCATTAAACTTAAGCCGCTTATCCTCATCTCTACTACATCTGAGACAGTAAAGATTTGAATGGCGCAGACCTTTCTCCATTCTGAGAATAAACTATTGGGGGCTATCTAATGAGTGAATGTTGTTATTCGTCGAGAGTCTTCTCAGTCTCGTCCTCGACATCTTCAATGTCATCGTCATCTTCGATATCATCATCGACATCGTCACCCTCATCTTCGATGTCGGTTTCTTCGAGAACTTCCTGAGACTTGGAGGTTTCGTCCATGTCAACAGTATCGTCATCAGCGGGTGAAAGGAACATCGGGTTCATTGTGTATACTCCTGTTTACTAGTTATGGTTAAGTTGCTGGCACCCTGTCAGTTCAGGGATTACATTAGTATCCTACTGGCTAGAAGCAGTGGGCCAACAGTTAGTTACGCGATAGCGGTAACGTCCTCACGGATAGGGCGATACTTGTGGTTCACCCTGTTGACAAGGCGTCCCTGATAAGTATCGTTCTCCACGAATACGTCGAGCTGTCTACCTTCGGATGACTTAAGGTCGAAACGTGTTCCTTCCTTAACTTCCACACCGAAAGCCTGGAGGTATCCCACAGCAAAACCAATAGCCTTGCTGTTGAAATTCCAATCCAGTGGCACACCAGCAAACTCGGTGCTGCCATCATCACCATTGAACTGAATAGTAGCTTCAACGGGATAGTTCGTGGATGGCCCCTTTTCAGAAGCCTTGGCAGGTGCCTCCCCCACGCTATTAATTACGACTCGATACCACGCGGGAGTAATAATCTTACCCCGCATCAAGTCGCGCGCACTGAATGACACTACAGGCATGTAGTTTCTCCTACTTCACAAAAGCGGAAGTTGTTGGTGGTTGTTGTGTTGTGGTTGGTGTTGTTGGTGTGGAGATACGTTGAACCGGCTTCTCGTTATTCAGAGAAATGATAGCCGGTGCAATCCACCGCTCATATAGTGGCTGGTCGTTAAACTCAACCTCTTTAGGAAGCGGCAAACTAGTTCTCGCGTAGTCATTACCAGTATGAGTAGTTAGTAGGGTATACGAACCCTCCTTATCTGCTTCAAACGCTGGCTTGATGTTAAAGTGATACACCTCAGTCATGTATGAAGCAAGTTTGGCTGATATCTTCTCCGCACCAGTAACGATGATGCGTGAATGATGCGTTAGCTTATTCGCATCATTATCTTTACGCGCTCCGAGGACATGAGCAATCATAATGATATTAACTTTGTGGAACTTGTTAATATCCTTAAGCTGCGCTATCAACTCTTGGAACGCTGAACTCTCGGCGTTAAATTCCTCTAGTCCACTAACAGGAATCCCACCTATTGTCTTACCTTGTCCCTCAGCACGCTTAGACTTCTTAACTTGTGAAGTCATAGCATCACCAATAGACGTAATTGAATCGACGATAACCGTCTTATAAGGACAGTTAACTTGTAGTTGCTTCAGTTTAGCGTTGACCTTATCCCAGTCAGTATAGTCATCGTATGTAATGTCTCTAGTCTTGACTCCCCAACGTTTCGCGGGGAGAACCATTGACTCCATCTTTTGGTCAGTAGATACCCAATACTGTGGAGTAGGGTATGATAGAGCACATGTTGACTTACGTGTTCCTGGTTCTCCCTTGAGCATTGTGAATAGTGCATCAAGTTTTTCGTCTGCTAGACTTGGCATCTATACTCCTGCTTTACTAAGAAATGCAGCGATATCTTCTACGCCAGCCTTAGCTTTGCGTTTCACGCAACTATTGCAATGCGGCTTCGCCATAGGCTTTCCGCCGGAGTGAACAAGAGTAGAGCGGCCAATAATCATAGCCTCACCACACCTGTTACACTCACACATCTTTCCCTCAGCTTGTGCCATAGGAGTGTAGTGAGAACAGAGTGGCTTAGTGCATTGATATACAAGATACGGCTCATCTTTCTTACGTGAAAGATTGACCTTCTTATATCGATGGATGTGATTAGCTGCTTTACTCATAATTCCTCAACAACAGCAGTGGTCTGGTAACTTCATAAACCAGCTTACCCACTTACCGTCAACAAATACGTCTACTCCTGTTCCTACTCCTTTTATTTCTTTAGGTTGAGTAGTTACTTTATCTCCATATTCCTTCAGATAGTATTGATAGAGACAATAGTTACATGCATGGCTACTCATTGGTCTTCACATTCATTGGAACTATCTTGAGATATTGATTTTCGTAGGGAGCCGCACCTTTCTGTGTCTTTACATACTTACGAGCATCCTTACGATTGATATAGATTCTCAGCATCTCTATATCTCCGAAGTCCCTGGGACAATCATTCATGATTACGTATACTTTCAACATTTCTACCTTCTCTCATTGCAGCTAACTCCAGAACTATCTGAGTTCTAGTGTTAGCTACCTTCTGATTAATGAATCGTCGATATCCTACCTGCTTCTCAGCACGGCAGAACCAAAACACTACAGGTTTTTCACCAATATGTCCCTTATAGACAGCCTTGATGATATACCCATAATGATTACGTTTCCAATCGACAGCCCATCTTTCTAGTTCACCTATTCGCGGAGGCACACGCAGAATGTGATATCCTTTAACAGTAGTCTGTCTGACCATTTAGTCCTCATCATCATTAGTGGGGTCCCACACAGGACCGACATAGAAGTGAAGTTTGATAGTTTCTTCTCTCATTCCAGGGTCAGACTCACATACTTTCACGAAGGCACACTTACCATATTTCCCATCACAATGAGTGTAATTGGGCGGGAAGTGTCCAGTCTCGGCATACATGAGGAGGAGCTTTGCGTAATAGGGAAGGGTTTCAGACTGCCATTCCAGAAGTCTAGGAGCACTATAAGATATTGGTGTGCGCTGGAACTTTTCTTCCGGTTTGAGCGACGTTTGAAAACCAATCTTGTTGACGAAGGCATTACGCGTCCCCATGATAAGGCACTGTCCAATAAACTGATTGTTCAATGAGATAGTATCTCGACGCTGCTTCATCGTCTTGTGGTCTACAGGGAATATACCCTGATTAGTGTCAGACACGAGGTCTAACTTAGCTTTCCACAATACGCGAATCTCATCATCTTCGTAGAGGACTTTACCTTTGACTACTTCTACTTCAAGAGGAACCCAATGGTCATTCTTGTAGTGTTGCTGATACTGGTCACAGGTATCTAATACCCAATGCCAGCCAATCTTATATCCTTCCGTTTCCTTGGGCGTATTCTGCACACCAGGAAACTCATCTACCTTATGTCCACATGGGGGTTTGGGTAATGCTTCGGAAGGATGGAAACCAGTGCAGAACTTGCATCCTGCTATATATAATTCAGCAGCAGCCATACCATGCTGAACTGCCATATCACGTTTCATACCGTTAATGATGTTGCCATACATCACTTCGGTAAACTTATGAACAATTAGGCCACACTCCAATGAATTTGACCTACCATTAATCGACTGGAGATTATGGTTGAATCGAAAATCCGCGAGGCGTCCACAGTTCATAAGTGTTGACAGAACCGTAGCATCTAGAATGACATTCTTCTTGCCACCCATGATGTTCTCAACTACGGTATCTATCAGTGTCTCGTTGACACTACTGTTATCCATTACTCGTCCTTCTTGAGTTTGAGCCAGATGACAATCGTGTCATGCTGTTTCAAATCTATCCAGTCTATCTCAAACTTAGGATATGGAATACAATTGATGTTACCTGGTTTTACTCTATCCCAAGCATTAATAGCCGCGGAGGCTTCATCGTAATCACTGAACTCGTATTCGATATTAGTCAAGTTTGGCATTATTGAATCCTATCAGGCACAACAACTAAGAAAGATTCAGTAGTAGGCCGTAAATCATAGTGTCCCGGAGGCATCTCATTACCGAGTAAATCAGTGAGCGCAGCTACCTTAAAGCCACCATCAGGGAAATTAAGTAGATACCCTGACCCGATAGCTCCCTGACCATCCATTACTATGACCTTATTCATCATAGCGGATTTGTACTTTACGGGTTGCGTCTTTGATTTCGACAAACTCAGTTCCTCTTGGAAAGTAAATGGATTTAACTCTGTAGTTAGCTTGAGGCATTATCACTTCAACTTCAATGATATCGCCTTTGCTTAATAGATGTGCAATTGCCGCATCGTAATCGACAATGTCAAACATCGTTGGATTGATGTGAGACATGACATTGAGGACGAGGTCTACATTGCGGATGCTGCTATGCGTATTAACTGCATCCAGAATTAGTTTCTCTAAATTGGGTTTTACTGCCATTACAATTCCTTTTGATAATTGAGCACCAAGACATGCTGGACACCCATAACAGAGAAATCCATCACCGTTACACCAATCATTAGGATGTAACTTATGAGGATTTATTTCTGGCATTATTTACCTCTCAAAGTCTGAAATAGAATCTTCTCAAAACGCTTCCATTCAATATGCAATTGTTTTTCCTGACAACCGTGTGCCTTAGCATACTTCTTGAAAGCCTTTTCAACAGGTTCCATCTCAATAATTACTCCAGGTTTATTGAGGGCTGAATAGACTCCTTGCCTACTCTTAACCCTTTCTATTTCTTTTTTGTCGAATGTTATGTGAGCCATAAGCATCCTGTTCCAGTGCTTCAATCATTCCCATTACTTCCTGATACATATCAGACTGAGGCTCATAGTATGGTTTAGTTGGCCCCCATTCAGCACTAATAGGTGTAACAGGTATAGCTCCATCCTTAATGTCACCAGACACAGCTACCAATGTGCAGAGAATCTCTCCCTTCTCTACATCAACCTTCTCCACATTGAGGATAACTTGCCTACCCTCCATGTGTTTAGGGTCCATTGGTCTACAATTGATTTTAATCCTCGGCATTACATTGTAGCCATTGCAGTGATGTTAGTCTTAGTGACAGGCTTACCCGACTTAGCCTTCTTACTCTTATGCTTCTTGACAATCATCTCAGCCAATTCCTTAGCGAATTGACCTTCATTCCATACAGGAGCTTCGCCTTTATTCATTGCGGCGTGAAACTGTGCGCGTTTGGTTTCGACGATGATATCAAGATGTTCGTCGATAGTTCCCTCACTCTCAGGACAGGTAATATTGATTACCCCCGCCGTCTGTCCAATACGTCGGAACCGGCCCGGTGTAGCTTGGTCCTCATTCTGTGGATTCCACTGTCTCTCATGGAGAATAGAATCAGCACACGTCTGGAGATTGAGTCCTTCACCACATGCGAGGGTTGATGCAATCATAATGCATCGCTTGTTATTATTGAAATCCTCCTGGATTTGATATCCTTCAGGTTTACCAGTATGTTTGGACGTATACTGATAGACTGGAATCTTCTCATCCTTGAGAGTCTGTGCTAATTCATACCAATCAGGGTTAGATTCCTTATCAGTATTGATTAATGCCCCATACATTAGTTCGCCCACATCCTTATGATGAACGAATACAACCATCTTGCGGTCAGTATCACTGACAAATTGTTCAATAAATCCGAGCGTTGCTGGGATTTTGGCGAGGCCCGTTATATGCCTCATCCTAGCCATCTTGGCTAGTAGTTCGATACCATTGATGTTTTCTTCTTCTCCTGATAGGACGAAGTCATTATACCAAGCGACGAAGTCACTCACACTATCATCGTATGTGGACTGTTGCAACTCATCAAGCTGCACAGGCAACTTCATACGATTTATATCAGGAAATTCATCCATTACTTCATTGTATTCCCTACGTGCAATGAGTGACTCAGTGTATGCCTTGAACTTAGGAATATTACGAATACCACCCATCTTCTTCTTAGGGCCTTCGTAAAAGTAATCTACCCACTGGTCAAGGTATCCCTGATATGAATGGAACTTAATAGGGTCCATTAGATTGAGCGCGGGGAAGAATTCACTTCCTCTATTCTTCCACGGTGTAGCTGAGAGTGGTAGGACTTTACAGTCACTATTAGCACTCACCAGTTTACGAACTTCCTGTGTGCGCGATGAGTCAGGATTCTTAATCTGCTGGACTTCGTCGAGAATCACAAGTTTAATACCTAACTTGTGTAACTTCTCACGTGGAAAACGGCGAAGCAAGTCATATGGAATGATGTAGAGTTTCAGTCCTGGTATCAGATAGTCTTTAGATGTGCTGATAATCTGGCTAATGAATTCAGGCCCAAGCCATTGAATAGCAGCCTTAAACCACTGAAACTTGATGGCACTCTTTGTTACCACCATTGTGGGACTGTATAATGATGAATGAAACCTTAATATGGCTAGAGCCTGCATCGTCTTACCCAGGCCCATATCATCAAAGATACCAAATCCCTTCTGTGTAGCTAGTCCCGCCTCCGCTAAACGTGCGCCTATTACTTGGAAGTTGTAGAGTTTAAACTCTCCACACTTGCGGCAACGATTAGACGGTATATGTAAGGACTTGGCCTCTTCTCGTGTGGGCCAATCATGCTTACAGGCAGCGATTTCAGGTTTCCAATAATTAGAAACCATCGACTCAAACGCTGTGCCGCGAGGGATGATTTTCTTAATGATGTGGAAACACTGTAATGTAATGAGTTTAACTTGATTACCATCTTTATCTACTGATTCGATGGCGAATATCTCTACTGCTACCTTGCCACAATCAGGACACTTATCCTGTAATCTCGTGACAACATGCTTAACTTCTCGAATGACCTGTTCTACTTTCTTCTCAGTTACCTGAATCTCAACCATATGTCCTGACCTAATAGCATCAATGACATGTTCAGGGAGATTCAAATGACTACATGGGAAAGTATTAGTGCAACCAATTTCTCTAGCCTTAGTAGCCCATACTTCATTATGTCCCTGTCCAGGACAAAGCGCGTGGGCTACCTCATGCAGAATAGTATCTCTAACTTCTGCATCAGGGTGAATGTCACAGTGATGTGCATTGATGACAATTACCTTGTCTTTGTATATGCACAATCCTAGGAATGGCTGATTAGGGTCTGACGATATACGAATACCCCAATCTAATAGACCATGCCGGTCCAATTCAGTTCGGCACAGTTTATGAGCTATCATTCTATCCATAATTAATCCAATGAGCCAGCGGCAGT